GGCCTGATTACCACGATGGTTACGCAGGGCTATGAGTATCGTCGTGATGACGATATGGCGTTATGGAGTTCTGCTGATTTGACTTATTCCATTACATACGAGATGTGAGGACGATATGCCAACACCAAATCCCCTTGAGCCGGTAAAAGGTGCCGGTACCACCCTGTGGGTTTATAACGGTCAGGGTGATGCCTATGCAAACCCGTTGTCAGACGATAACTGGCAGCGACTGGCACAGGTAAAGGATCTGACGCCGGGCGAGATGACGGCAGAACCCTACGATGATAACTACCTGGATGATGAAGACGCGGACTGGACTGCGACCGGGCAGGGGCAGAAGTCTGCAGGAGATACCAGTTTTACGCTGGCCTGGAAACCGGGAGAAGAAGGTCAGAAAGGGCTTATAGGCTGGTTTGAAAGCGGGGATGTGCGGGCCTATAAAATCCGTTTCCCGAACGGCACGGTGGATGTGTTCCGTGGCTGGGTCAGCAGTATCGGTAAGGCCGTAACGGCGAAGGAAGTGATCACCCGTACGGTGAAAGTGACCAACGTGGGTAAACCTTCTGTGGCGGAAGAACGCAGCGAAATTACGCCGGTCACTGCGATTAAGGTGACGCCGACATCTGGTACGGTGGCAAAAGGGAAAACAACAACCCTGACGGTTTCTTTTGAGCCGGAAAGTGCAACCGACAAAACGTTCAGAGCGGTTTCCGCCGATCCGTCAACGGGAACCATTGCTGTGAAAGATATGGCGATCACTGTGACGGGGGTTAAGGCTGGAAAAGTGAGTATCCCCGTGATTTCCGGTAATGGTCAGTTTGCCACGGTAGCTGAAGTCACCGTTACTGAAGCGGGCGCTGCAGGGTAAACGGAGGTAATACATGTTTCTGAAAAACCGAACAATTTGAATATAACGGTGTGTCCGTCACGCTTTCCGAGCTGTCTGCGCTGCAGCGTATCGAGCATCTTGCCCTGCTGAAACGACGGGCAGAACAGGCTGAAGCCAGCGGTAACCTGCAGGTGAGCGTGGAAGACCTTGTCAGAACCGGCGCGTTTCTGGTGGCGATGTCCCTGTGCATAACCATCCACAGAAAACGGAGTCACCATCAATGAATGAGGCTGTGATGCAGATCGAACAGGAGGTGCTCACCACCTGGCCTGCTGATGCCATTGCCCGGGCGGAAGACGTGGTGTTGCGTCTGTCCGGGATGAGCGGGGCTGTTCATGTGGATACGGATATCACCGAAGTGGCGAAAAATAACGCGCTTACTGATGATGATTTTTCTGCGGGAAAGTCTTCGACGGCGAGCTGAATTTTGCCCTCAGACTGGCGCGAGAGATGGGGAGGCCTGACTGGCGCGCCATGCTTGCCGGGATGACATCCACCGAATATGCCGACTGGCGACATTTTTACCGCACGCATTATTTTCAGGATACCCAACTGGATATGCATTTTTCCGGGCTGATGTACGCTGTACTCAGCCTGTTTTTTTGCGATCCGGATATGCATCCCTCTGATTTCAGTCTGCTTGTCCCCCGGCATGAGGAAGAGCAGGTGGAGAGGCCGGATGAGGACAAAATGCTGATGCAGAAAGCGGCAGGACTTGCCGGAGGCGTCCGGTTCGGTGGGGACGGAGGGGGCGATATTTTATCGTCTGCGGATGTGGCGGATGTCATGGTGGATGATGCCGCATTAATGATGGCTTCAGCGGGGATTCCGGGAGGTGTGAGATATGTCCCAGCCGGTTGGTGATCTTATTATTGACCTGAGTCTGGATGCGGTCCGTTTCGATGAGCAGATGAGCCGGGTAAGGCGTCATTTTTCAGGACTGGATACTGACGCCAGAAAAACCGCCACTGCTGTTGAACAGGGCCTGAGCCGTCAGGCGCTGGCTGCGCAAAAAGCCGGGATTTCCGTCGGACAGTATAAAGCGGCCATGCGCACCCTGCCCGCACAGTTTACGGATATCGCCACGCAGCTTGCCGGTGGTCAGAATCCCTGGCTGATCCTGCTGCAACAGGGCGGTCAGGTGAAGGACTCCTTCGGCGGGATGATCCCCATGCTCAGGGGGCTTGCCGGTGCGATCACCCTGCCGATGGTCGGGGTCACCTCGCTGGCGGTGGCGACAGGTGCGCTGGCGTACGCCTGGTACCAGGGGGATTCCACGCTTTCAGCGTTTATAAAACCCTGGTTCTTTCCGGTAATCAGTCCGGACTGACTGCCGATCGTATGCTGACTCTCTCAAGAGCCGGGCAGGCAGCAGGGCTGACGTTTAACCAGGCGAGAGAGTCACTGGCAGCCCTGGTGAATGCCGGTGTGCGTGGTGGTGAACAGTTTGATGCCATCAACCAGAGTGTCGCGCGTTTTGCGTCTGCATCCGGTGTGGAGGTGGATAAAGTCGCTGAAGCCTTCGGGAAGCTGACCACTGACCCGACGTCGGGACTGATGGCGATGGCGCGCCAGTTCCGTAACGTGACGGCAGAGCAGATTGCGTATGTTGCACAGCTGCAGCGTTCCGGAGACGAGGCCGGGGCATTGCAGGCGGCGAACGATATCGCCACGAAAGGCTTTGATGAGCAGACCCGTCGCCTGAAAGAAAACATGGGAACACTGGAGACCTGGGCGGATAAAACAGGGAAGGCATTCAAATCGATGTGGGATGCCATTCTGGATATCGGTCGTCCGGAATCCTCAGCGGATATGCTCGCCAGTGCGCAGAAGGCATTTGATGAGGCGGATAAAAAATGGCAGTGGTACCAGAGTCGGAGCCAGCGCCGCGGTAAAACCTCCTCTTTCCGGGCCAACCTTCAGGGCGCATGGAATGACCGGGAAAATGCCCGTCTGGGGCTGGCAGCGGCCACGCTGCAGTCGGATATGGAAAAAGCCGGTGAACTGGCCGCCAGGGACCGGGCCGAACGGGACGCATCACAGCTGAAGTATACCGGAGAGGCGCAGAAGGCGTATGAGCGTCTGCTGACGCCGCTGGAGAAATATACCGCCCGTCAGGAAGAACTGAATAAGGCCCTGAAAGACGGGAAAATCCTGCAGGCGGATTACAACACGCTGATGGCGGCGGCGAAAAAGGATTATGAATCGACGCTGAAAAAGCCGAAGTCGTCAGGAGTCAAAGTGTCAGCCGGTGAGCGTCAGGAAGACCAGGCGCATGCTGCCCTGCTGGCGCTTGAAACCGAGCTCCGGACGCTGGAAAAACACAGCGGTGCGAATGGGAAAATCAGCCAGCAGCGTCGCGATTTATGGAAAGCGGAAAATCAGTATGCGGTCCTGAAAGAGGCAGCCACGAAACGGCAGTTATCTGAGCAGGAAAAATCCCTGCTGACCCATGAGAAAGAGACGCTGGAGTACAAACGCCAGCTGGCTGAGCTGGGAGACAAAGTTGAACACCAGAAACGGCTGAATGAGCTGGCACAGCAGGCTGCGCGGTTTGAGCAGCAGCAGGGCGCGAAGCAGGCGGCAATCAGTGCCCAGGCGCGGGGCCTCACCGACCGTCAGGTGCAGCGGGAGTCGGAAGAGCAGCGCCTTCGTGACGTGTACGGTGATAATCCGGATGCGCTGGCGAAGGCCACATCTGCACTGAAGAACACCTGGTCTGCGGAGGAGCAGCTTCGTGGAAGCTGGATGGCCGGTCTGAAGTCCGGCTGGGGCGAGTGGGCAGAAAGTGCGACGGACAGTTTTTCGCAGGTTAAAAGCGTGGCCACGCAGACCTTTGACGGTATTGCACAGAATATGGCAGCGATGCTGACCGGCAGCGAACAGAGCTGGCGTGGTTTCACCCGTTCTGTGCTCTCCATGCTGACAGAGATTTTTCTGAAGCAGGCCATGGTGGGCATTGTCGGGCGTATCGGCAGCGCCATTGGCGGTGCTTTCGGTGGTGGGGCGTCTGCCTCCACGGGGACGGCCATTCAGGCTGCGGCGGCGAACTTCCATTTCGCGACCGGAGGATTTACGGGGACGGGCGGCAAATATGAGCCTGCCGGTATTGTCCACCGCGGGGAGTTTGTCTTCACGAAGGAGGCAACCAGCCGGATTGGCGTCGGCAACCTGTATCGTCTGATGCGCGGGTATGCGGAAGGTGGTTATGTGGGCGGTGCCGGAAGTCCGGCGCAGATGCGGCGGGCGGAAGGCATTAGTTTTAATCAGAACAATCACGTGGTGATTCAGAACGACGGCACCAACGGACAGGCGGGGCCGCAGCTGATGAAGGCGGTGTATGACATGGCCCGCAAGGGGGCGCAGGATGAGATTCAGGCGCAGATGCGTGATGGCGGCGTCTTTTCCGGAGGCAGGCGATGAAAACATTTCGCTGGAAAGTGAAGCCGGATATGGAGGTGAACTCGCAGCCATCGGTGCGTGAAGTGCGTTTTGGTGACGGGTATTCGCAGCGTATGGCGGCGGGGCTGAATGCTGACCTGAAAACATACCGTGTGACGCTTTCCGTGACCCGGGAGGAGGCCCGACATCTGGAGGCATTCCTGGCAGAGCACGGTGGCTGGAAGGCGTTTCTGTGGACACCGCCTTATGCCTGGCGGCAGATAAAGGTGACCTGTGCCGCCTGGTCATCACGGGTTCGCATGCTGCGGGTTGAATTCAGCGCGGAGTTTAAGCAGGTGGTGAACTGATGCAGGATATTCACGAAGAAAGTCTGAACGAGTCGGTTAAATCAGAGCAGTCACCGCGGGTGGTACTCTGGGAAATCGACCTGACGGTACAGGGTGGTGAGCGGTATTTTTTCTGCAATGAGCTGAATGAAAAAGGGGAGGCGGTTACCTGGCAGGGGCGGCAATATCAGGCATACCCGATTGACGGCAGTGGCTTTGAGATGAACGGGAAGGGCAGCAGTGCCAGACCGTCGCTGACGGTGTCGAATCTGTTTGGTCTGGTCACCGGGATGGCGGAGGACCTGCAGAGCCTGGTGGGGGCCACGGTGGTCCGCCGCCGGGTGTATGCCCGTTTTCTGGATGCGGTGAATTTTGTGGCGGGCAATCCGGAAGCGGACCCGGAGCAGGAGCTGAGCGACCGCTGGGTGGTGGAGCAGATGTCAGAGCTGACGGCCATGACGGCCTCGTTTGTGCTGGCAACACCGACCGAGACGGACGGGGCGCTGTTTCCCGGTCGCATCATGCTGGCGAACACCTGTATGTGGGATTACCGGGGAGATGAATGCGGGTATAACGGTCCTGCGGTGGCGGATGAGTTCGATAAACCCACCACCGATATCCGTAAGGACAGATGCAGCAAGTGCATGCGCGGGTGTGAGATGCGCGGCATGGTGGCTAATTTTGGCGGTTTCCTTTCCATTAATAAACTTTCGCAGTAAATCCCGGTTTATGACACAGACTGAATCAGCGATTCAGGCGCATGCCCGGCGGTGTGCGCCTGCGGAGTCGTGCGGCTTCGTGATAAGCACGCCGGAGGGGGAGTGGTATATCCCTTGTGTGAATATTTCTGCAGAGCCGGAGGCGTATTTTCGTATCGCACCGGAAGACTGGCTGCGGGCAGAGATGCAGGGGGAGATTGTGGCACTGGTCCACAGTCATCCCGGTGGGCTGCCCTGGCTGAGCGAGGCTGACCGGCGGCTGCAGATAAAAAGCGCACTGCCCTGGTGGCTGGTCTGCCGGGGTGACATTCACAAATTCCGCTGTGTGCCACATCTGACAGGACGGCGCTTTGAGCACGGGGTGACGGACTGTTACACGCTGTTCCGGGATGCTTATCATCTGGCGGGGACTGAAATGCCGGATTTTCATCGCGAGGATGACTGGTGGCGCAACGGTCAGAACCTTTACCTGGACAATATGGCGGTCACCGGCTTTTACCGGGTGCCCCTGTCCTCTGCACAGGCGGGCGATATTCTGCTGTGCTGCTTTGGTGCTTCGGTACCGAACCATGCCGCCATTTACTGCGGCAACGGTGAGCTGCTTCACCATCTGCCTGAACAACTGAGTAAACGGGAGAGGTATTCCGAAAAATGGCAACGACGAACGCATTCTGTCTGGCGTCACCGCCACTGGCACGCATCTGCCTTCACGGGGATTTACAACGATTTGGCCGCCGCCTCAGCCTGTATGTGAACACGGCAGCGGAAGCCATCCGGGCGCTGTCGTTACAGGTGCCGGGCTTTCGCCGTCAGATGAACGAAGGCTGGTACCAGATACGTATTGCCGGTTATGACACGGCACCGGAGGCGGTGTACGCCCGTCTTCACGAACAGCTGGGTGAGGGAACGGTCATCCATATTGTGCCGCGACTGGCCGGGGCCGGAAAGGGTGGACTGCAGATTGTGCTGGGGGCGGCAGCCATCGTGGGCTCTTTCTTCACTGCCGGGGCATCAATGGCGTTATGGGGTTCAGCCCTGGCAGCCGGTGGTTTTTCTGCCACCACAATGCTGTTTTCACTTGGAGCCAGCATGATTCTGGGCGGTGTGGCCCAGATGCTGGCCCCGAAGGCAAAAACACCGGATTACCGCGCAACGGATAACGGCAGACAGAACACGTACTTTTCCTCGCTGGATAACATGATTGCCCAGGGGAACCCGATGCCGGTGCCTTACGGGGAAATGCTGGTTGGCTCCCGCCGTATATCCCAGGACATCAGCACCCGTGATGAAGGCGGGGGCGGAACGGTCGTGGTTGTCGGGCGACAGGGATAAAACATAAAAAAATCCCGCAGTGATCGCGGAGCTGCGGGGACAGACAAATGAAGATCAATGTTAAGGAGTTGTTTTTGTTACTCGGGCAAAAAAACACTAACGCAGCGAAATTATAAGCGCCACAGTCAGTGTGTGAAAATGTGAAGATATTCAGAATTTTTATGCCATTACCGGTTTTAACCAACAGGATTATCGGTGGGCATGAAAGAAACCCCGGTATCTGCTGATACCGGGGTTTCTCTTTAGCATGGCAGAAATGTGTTTCATGCTTTTCGGGCGAAGGATATCCGACTTCTGTACGGAATGGCAAGTGGCGGTTAATTTATTCAGGGGAAGGCTGTATGGGAAAAGGTGGCGGTAAGGCACACACGCCTCGTGAGGCGAAGGATAATCTCAAATCCACGCAGATGATGAGTGTGATTGATGCGATTGGTGAGGGACCGATAGAAGGTCCGGTGAAGGGACTGCAGAGTATTCTGGTGAACAAAACCCCGCTGACGGACACGGACGGTAATCCTGTGATACATGGTGTGACAGCGGTCTGGCGCGCCGGGGAGCAGGAGCAGACACCGCCGGAAGGTTTTGAGTCATCCGGCTCTGAAACCGCACTGGGCGTGGAAGTGACGAAGGCAAAGCCGGTGACGCGCACCATTACGTCCGCGAACATTGACCGCCTGCGGGTCACCTTCGGGGTGCAGTCACTGGTGCAGACCACCTCACAGGGTGACCGTAACCCGGCATCCGTCCGCCTGCTGATTCAGCTGCAGCGTAACGGTAACTGGGTGACGGAAAAGGATGTCACCATTAACGGCAAGACCACCTCACAGTTCCTCGCTTCGGTGATTCTGGATAATCTGCCTCCCCGCCCCTTTAACATCCGGATGGTCAGGGAGACGGCGGACAGCACCACGGACCAGCTGCAGAATAAGACGCTCTGGTCGTCATACACCGAAATCATCGATGTGAAACAGTGCTACCCGAACACGGCGATTGTGGGGCTGCAGGTGGATGCGGAGCAGTTTGGCGGTCAGCAGATGACGGTGAACTACCATATCCGCGGTCGCATCATCCAGGTGCCGTCAAACTATGACCCGGAAAAACGCACGTACAGTGGTATCTGGGACGGCAGTCTGAAACCGGCATACAGCAACAACCCGGCCTGGTGTCTGTGGGACATGCTGACTCACCCGCGCTACGGCATGGGAAAACGTCTGGGGGCGGCGGATGTGGACAAGTGGGCGCTGTATGCCATTGCGCAGTACTGCGACCAGACGGTCCCGGATGGTTTCGGGGGCACAGAGCCGCGGATGACCTTTAATGCGTACCTGTCACAACAGCGTAAGGCGTGGGACGTTCTCAGTGATTTCTGCTCGGCGATGCGCTGTATGCCGGTATGGAACGGCCAGACGCTGACGTTCGTTCAGGACCGCCCGTCGGATGTGGTGTGGCCGTACACCAACAGCGATGTGGTGGTGGATGATAACGGCGTGGGATTCCGCTACAGCTTCAGTGCCCTGAAGGACCGGCACACGGCGGTGGAGGTGAATTACACCGACCCGCAGAACGGCTGGCAGACCTCCACGGAACTGGTGGAAGACCCGGAAGCCATACTGCGCTACGGACGCAACCTGCTGAAGATGGACGCGTTCGGCTGTACCAGCCGCGGTCAGGCCCACCGTGCCGGACTGTGGGTGATAAAGACCGAACTGCTGGAAACGCAGACGGTGGATTTCACGCTCGGGTCTCAGGGGCTGCGGCACACACCCGGTGACATTATTGAAATCTGTGATAATGACTATGCCGGGACCCTGACCGGCGGACGTGTCCTGTCCATTGATGCTGCCACCCGCACCCTGACGCTGGACCGTGAGGTTACCCTGCCGGAGACAGGTACATCGGCGGTGAACCTGATTAACGGCAGCGGTAAGCCGGTGAGTGTGGACATCACCGCACACCCCGCGCCGGACCGGATACAGGTCAGTACCCTGCCTGATGGTGTGGAGACATACGGTGTATGGGGACTCTCCCTGCCGTCACTGCGTCGTCGCCTGTTCCGCTGTGTCTCCATCCGGGAAAACACGGACGGCACCTTTGCCATCACGGCGGTGCAGCACGTGCCGGAAAAGGAAGCCATCGTGGATAACGGGGCGCACTTTGACGGCGACCAGAGCGGCACGGTGAATGGTGTCATGCCTCCGGCAGTGCAGCACCTGACGGTGGAGGTGAGCGCAGCTGACGGTCAGTATCTGGCGCAGGCGAAATGGGACACGCCGAAGGTGGTGAAGGGCGTGAGCTTTATGCTTCGCCTGACCGTGGTCGCGGATGACGGCAGTGAGCGGCTGGTCAGCACGGCCCGGACGACGGAAACCACATACCGCTTCACGCAACTGGCGCCGGGGAACTACAGGCTGACAGTCCGGGCGGTAAATGCGTGGGGACAGCAGGGCGATCCGGCGTCGGTATCGTTCCGGATTGCCGCACCGGCAGCGCCGTCTCGGATTGAGCTGACACCGGGCTATTTTCAGATAACCGCGATGCCGCGTCTTGCGGTGTATGACCCGACGGTACAGTTTGAGTTCTGGTTCTCGGAAACGCGGATTACCGATATCAGGCAGGTTGAAACCACAGCCCGCTACCTTGGCACGGGGCTGTACTGGATAGCCGCCAGTATCAATATCAAACCGGGCCATGATTATTACTTTTATATCCGCAGTGTGAACACCGTTGGCAAATCGGCATTTGTGGAGGCTGTTGGCCAGCCGAGTGATGATGCATCCGGCTATCTGGATTTTTTCAAAGGAGAGATAGGGAAAACCCATCTGGCTCAGGAGTTGTGGACTCAGATTGATAACGGTCAGCTTGCGCCTGACCTGGCGGAAATCAGAACGTCCATCACGGATGTCAGTAATGAAATCACGCAGACCGTCAATAAGAAACTGGAAGACCAGAGTGCAGCGATCCAGCAGATACAGAAGGTTCAGGTTGATACAAATAATAATCTGAACAGCATGTGGGCTGTGAAGCTGCAACAGATGAAGGACGGACGCCTTTATATTGCGGGTATCGGTGCCGGTATTGAGAATACGCCAGCAGGAATGCAGAGTCAGGTGCTGCTGGCGGCAGACAGGATTGCGATGATTAATCCTGCGAATGGCAACACAAAGCCGATGTTTGTTGGTCAGGGCGATCAGATATTCATGAACGACGTGTTCCTGAAACGCCTGACGGCTCCCACCATTACCAGCGGCGGTAATCCTCCGGCATTTTCCCTGACACCGGACGGAAAGCTGACCGCTAAAAATGCAGATATCAGTGGCAGTGTGAATGCGAACGCCGGGACGCTCAACAATGTCACAATTAATGAGAACTGTCAGATTAAGGGGAAACTGTCAGCCAACCAGATTGAAGGCGATATAGTCAAAACAGTGGGTAAGGCTTTTCCGCGGGACTCCCGGGCACCGGAGCGGTGGCCATCAGGGACCATTACCGTCAGGGTTTATGACGATCAGCCGTTTGACCGGCAGATTGTTATTCCGGCGGTGGCATTCAGTGGCGCTAAGCATGAGAGAGAGCATACTGATATTTACTCCTCATGCCGTCTGATAGTGCGGAAAAACGGTGCTGAAATTTATAACCGTACCGCGCTGGATAATACGCTGATTTACAGTGGCGTTATTGATATGCCTGCCGGTCACGGTCACATGACGCTGGAGTTTTCGGTGTCAGCATGGCTGGTAAATGACTGGTATCCCACAGCAAGTATCAGCGATTTGCTGGTTGTGGTGATGAAGAAAGCCACCGCAGGCATCAGTATCAGCTGAATTTTATAACCCATATACGGGCGCCAGAAATGGCGCCTTTTTTATTGCAGAAAAGCGGTAAGCGTCGTCTCAGCACCGTCTGGCAGATCCTGAAATTCCTGAGAGAATAGTGGACACCAAATATGGTGGACGCTATCCATGAAATCATTAACCGCAGTGCGTAAAAAAAGCCCTAATTATCCCGTTGAGTTCAAAATCAAAATGGTTGAACTCTCGCATCGACCAGAGATCTCCGTAGCGCAACTCGCTCGTGAGCATGGGATCAACGATAATTTGCTGTTCAAGTGGCGCCAGTACTGGTGCGAAGGAAAACTACGTCCTCCTTCAACAACAGAAAACAACGTGCCTGAGCTGCTCCCGATAACACTTGATGCCGAAGATGTTGTCCCTACAACCTCCCCCCGGTCACAACCTGTAGCTGCTGCGACACCTGAATCACTCAATATCAGCTGTGAAGTGACGTTCCGGCACGGATCACTCCGTCTGAATGGTGCCATCAGCGAAAATATCCTGAACCTGCTGATACGGGAGCTCAAACGTTGATCCCATTACCATCAGGGACAAAGATCTGGCTGGTCGCTGGCATCACCGATATGAGAAACGGCTTCAACGGCCTGGCGGCAAAGGTGCAGACGACGCTGAAAGACGATCCGATGTCAGGTCACGTTTTTATCTTCCGTGGGCGTAATGGCAGTCAGGTAAAGCTCCTCTGGTCTACCGGCGATGGACTGTGTCTGCTGACCAAACGGCTGGAGCGCGGCCGCTTCGCCTGGCCGTCAGCCCGGGATGGCAAAGTGTTCCTCACACCGGCACAGCTGGCGATGCTGCTGGAAGGTATCGACTGGCGGCAGCCTAAAGACTGCTTACGTCCCTGACTATGTTGTAAGCCTCTTTATCCTGGTCGACGCTGAATGAGCCTGGTAATATACCCGGTATGAGCAGCTCACTTCCTGACGATATCAATGCACTGAAACGTCTCCTTGCCGAACAGGAGGCGCTGAACCGTGCCCTGCTGGAAAAGCTGAACGAGCGTGAACGCGAAATAGACCATCTGCAGGCACAGCTGGATAAGCTGCGCCGGATGAACTTCGGCAGCCGCTCCGAAAAAGTCTCCCGTCGTATCGCACAGATGGAAGCTGACCTGAAGGCACTTCAGAAAGAAAGTGATACCCTTACCGGTCGGGTTGACGACCCGGCCGTGCAGCGCCCGCTGCGTCAAACCCGCACCCGCAAACCGTTCCCCGAATCACTCCCCCGCGATGAAAAACGGCTGCTGCCGGCAGCATCATGCTGCCCGGAATGTGGAGGCTCACTGAGCTATCTGGGTGAGGATGCCGCCGAACAGCTGGAGTTGATGCGCAGCGCTTCCGGGTTATCCGGACTGTACGTGAAAAGCATGCCTGTACTCAGTGCGATGCCATCGTGCAGGCCCCCGCGCCTTCACGGCCCATCGAGCGGGGTATCGCAGGACCGGGGCTGCTGGCCCGCGTGCTGATCTCAAAGTATGCAGAGCACACCCCGCTGTACCGCCAGTCTGAAATGTACGGCCGCCAGGGCGTGGAGCTGAGTCGTTCACTGCTGTCGGGCTGGGTGGATGCATGCTGCCGGCTACTGTCACCGCTGGAAGAAGCGCTTCAGGACTATGTGCTGACTGACGGTAAGCTCCATGCTGATGACACGCCTGTCCCGGTGCTGTTGCCAGGCAATAAGAAAACGAAGACCGGGCGGTTATGGACCTACGTTCGTGACGACCGTAACGCCGGGTCAACGCTGGCGCCGGCGGTGTTGTTCGCTTACAGCCCGGACAGAAAAGGCATCCATCCGCAGACCCATCTTGCGGGGTTCAGTGGTGTACTGCAGGCGGATGCATACGCCGGGTTCAACGAGCTGTACCGGGATGGCCGGATAACGGAAGCCGCCTGTTGGGCTCACGCCCGCCGTAAAATCCACGATGTGCACGTTCGCACCCCGTCAGCCCTGACGGAGGAAGCGCTGAAACGGATCGGCGAACTGTACGCCATCGAGGCAGAGATAAGGGGAATGACGGCGGAGCAGCGCCTTGCCGAACGTCAGTTGAAAACGAAACCGCTGCTGAAATCCCTGGAAAGCTGGCTGCGTGAAAAGATAGAAAACCCTGTCGCGACACTCAGAACTGGCGAAAGCGTTCGCATACGCCCTGAACCAGTGGCCAGCGCTGACGTACTATGCAGATGATGGCTGGGCTGAGGCGGACAATAACATCGCTGAAAATGCGTTGCGGATGGTCAGTCTGGGCCGCAAAAACTACCTGTTCTTCGGTTCGGATCATGGAGGAGAGCGGGGAGCGCTGCTGTACAGCCTGATCGGGACGTGCAAACTGAACGGAGTGGAGCCAGAAAGCTACCTCCGCTATGTCCTTGACGTCATAGCCGACTGGCCGATAAACCGGGTCGGCGAACTGCTCCCCTGGCGCGTAGCACTGCCGACTGAATAACACATCCCCGTCAATACGGTTCTTGCTGCACGCTTACTATTTACTCCTCATGCCGTCTGATAGTGCGGAAAAACGGTGCTGAAATTTATAACCGTACCGCGCTGGATAATACGCTGATTTACAGTGGCGTTATTGATATGCCTGCCGGTCACGGTCACATGACGCTGGAGTTTTCGGTGTCAGCATGGCTGGTAAATGACTGGTATCCCACAGCAAGTATCAGCGATTTGCTGGTTGTGGTGATGAAGAAAGCCACCGCAGGCATCAGTATCAGCTGAATTTTATAACCCATATACGGGCGCCAGAAATGGCGCCTTTTTTATTGCAGAAAAGCGAGAGGTAATTATGCGTAAATTATGTGCTGTTATTCTGTCCGCAGTAGTCTGGCTGGTTGCCGCTGGTACGCCAGCGAGCGCAGCAGAGCATCAGTCCACACTAAGCGCCGGGTATCTTCAGACTCTACTGATATGCCAGGCAGCGATGAACTGAACGGGATTAACGTGAAATACCGTTATGAGTTTACGGACACGCTGGGGATGGTGACGTCATTCAGCTATGCAGGAGACAAGAATCGCCAGCTGACCCGTTACAGCGATACCCGCTGGCATGAAGATTCCGTGCGTAACCGCTGGTTCAGCGTAATGGCGGGGCCGTCTGTGCGCGTGAATGAATGGTTCAGCGCGTATGCGATGGCGGGTGTGGCTTACAGCCGTGTGTCGACTTTCTCCGGGGATTATCTTCGCGTAACTGACAACAAGGGGAAAACGCACGATGTGCTGACCGGAAGTGATGACGGTCGCCACAGCAACACGTCTCTGGCGTGGGGAGCTGGCGTGCAGTTTAACCCGACCGAATCCGTGGCCATTGATATTGCTTATGAAGGCTCCGGCAGTGGCGACTGGCGCACTGACGGTTTCATCGTGGGTGTCGGTTATAAGTTCTGATTAGCCAGGTAACACAGTGTTATGACAGCCCGCCGGTTCAGGCGGGCTTTTTTGTGGGGTGAATATGGCAGTAAAGATTTCAGGTGTACTGAAAGACGGCACAGGAAAACCGGTAGAGAACTGCACCATTCAACTGAAAGCCAGACGGACCAGCAGCACGGTGGTGGTGAACACGGTGGCCTCTGAAAATCCGGATGAAGCCGGTCGTTACAGCATGGACGTTGAGTACGGTCAGTACAGCGTCATTCTGTTGGTGGAGGGCTTCCCGCCGTCACATGCCGGGACCATCACCGTGTATGAAGATTCTCAACCCGGTACGCTGAATGATTTTCTCGGTGCCATGTCGGAGGATGACGTCCGGCCGGAGGCACTGCGCCGTTTTGAACTGATGGTGGAAGAGGTGGCGCGTCACGCTGAGGAGGCGAAGAAGAATGCCGGAGAGGCGGAGACGTCAGCGAGGAATGCCGGCATATCAGCCAGTCAGGCAGAAGAGAGCGCTGCAAATGCTGACACTTCAGCAGGGGAGGCATCGGAGTCAGCCCGGCAGGCGGCAGAAAGTGCAGCCGCTGCAAAGCAGTCAGAGGATGCGTCCTCGTCCTCGGCTTCTGCGGCCGCTCAAAAAGCCAGTGAGTCATCACAAAGTGCAGCAGAAGCTGAATTGTCAAGAAAGACGGCAGAAAGTGCAGCCGGTAATGCAGCCAGGGATGCAACGACCGCAACAGAAAAAGCCCGGGAGTCAGCAGAAAGCGCACAGTCAGCGGAACAAAGCAGGATAGCGGCGGAAGAGGCCGTAAACCGAATCCCCACCGTGGTGGGACCTCCCGGGCCAAAGGGGGAACAGGGGCCCGCGGGTCCTCAGGGGCCGAAGGGTGATAAGGGAGAGCGCGGTGACACCGGCCCTGTCGGGGCAACCGGCGAACGGGGACCGGCAGGTGATGCTGGTCCGGCAGGCCCGCAGGGGCCGAAAGGTGACAGGGGAGAGCGGGGAGAGACCGGTCTGACGGGAAATGCAGGTCCACAGGGTCCAAAGGGAGATACCGGTGCGGCAGGCCCGGCAGGCCCACAGGGACCGAAAGGAGAAACAGGTGCGGCTGGCCCGGTGGGGGCAACCGGACCTCAGGGGCCGAAGGGCGACCCGGGGGAGACACAAATCCGTTTTCGTCTGGGGCCGGCGAGCATTATTGAGACAAACAGCAATGGCTGGTTCCCGGATACAGATGGCGCACTCATCACCGGACTGACCTTTCTTGACCCCAAAGATGCCACACAGGTTCAGGGGCTGTTTCGGCATTTGCAGGTCAGGTTTGGTGACGGGCCGTGGCAGGATGTTAAGGGGCTGGATGAAGTGGGCAGTGATACAGGCAGAACAGGAGAATGACATGAATATACTAAAAAAACTTATGCAGTGTCTGTGTGGTTGCGGAAAGCATGATGGCCGTGAACACGTGCAGTCGCTTACAGCACAGCTGCGACTGGGACCGGCAGACATTCTGGAGTCCGATGAGAATGGCATTATCCCGGAGCAGGCCAGGGTAATCACGCAGGTGGTGATACTGGATGCGGATAAAAAGCAGATACAGTGCGTGGTAAGACCGCTGCAAATTCTGCGTGCTGACGGGACGTGGGAAAATATTGGCTGGATGAAGTAACCCGACAGCTTCAAAAAACCGGAGTCTGGCTCCGGTTTTTTGTTGTCATGTCATGGTGATGTTTGTTAATGAAGTTAAATTTATTTTGGCTTGATAATGGAGTCTTATCTTTTGCAAGACTGATAATGGTGTGTGAAAGCATTGTGATAAGTAAGATGCTTCAACAGGAAATCAAGTAAAATGTTAATGAAGTTAATGGGGGTTTTATTATGCCAATAAATTTAACACCATATCTAACAGCGAGTGGGGGACTGGGGGAAATACCGCAGGATACTCTTTCTGGCATACGAATACTGGCTTTTAACGGAGGAGCTCAGGTTCAGATGGGGAGCACTATTGTTACAATACGTTCTGTCTTTTTAGGCTTCTTTATGGGAAGTGTAAGCCCTGAAGGATTATCAGAGAGAGCTTTACGAACTGCATTGAATAATGTTAATCGTCTTGAACGCGACCTTAATGGAGGGCTATCCGGCCGCCAGATTTTAGCAAGTATACCCAGCCCGTATGCTTCTCCACCTCGTCCTTCTGTAATGCAAACAGAGTTGGTGTTAGAGCAAATAGAAAAATGCTCATTTAATGTTAACTCGTCATCTCTGAGGGCGACTGAAGAGGCATTAACATGCCCGATTACATTATGCATCCCTGAGCATGGTGTGATTATGAGAAATGCTGGAGATTCAGATGTATGTACTTTATATGATAAAGAATCATTAAAACATCTTGTTAACACAAGTTCACCTCATCCTCTGAGCAGAGAAAAAATAACAGAGTCAATGATTGTTAAGGAAAACTCGTGCTATTTTGATTTCACATCAGGAAGTATTAAAAATGTTCGTGGTGAGATAACTAGACTATAA